ACATTGTCGGAGCATTTCTCGCTGCTTCCACCTGTCTCTGTCTTTCAGCTTCAGCCGATTGATACGCTAGTTGACCGCCCTGTTCCGCTAAGGAACGAGCAAAAATGTCCTGAGCCTTGCCAGCCTGTTGACCCATTGCAGCCGATCCATAACGACCAGCCGATGAAGCCTGAGACTGCAGGTTTTGAATGTTCTGGGTATAACTCTCACCCGCTAGACGGTTAGCCTGTGCCAAAGCACCACTTAGGAACGGATTAACGCCACGACCTTGAATCGTAGCTAGTTGTTCTTCCTGACCGGCACGAAGCAGTGGAGAACCAGCCATAGCCCGTTCTTCAGCCCTTCTTAGAGCCTCAATGGTAGTGGCTGACTGTGGGACAGCTAGGGTCTCAGGTGCTTCAGGCATCGCCTCATAAAGTCGCTTACCCTCAGTTAGACCAAATTTTATAAAGGGCTTAAACTCTTTATCAATTTCCGTCTTGCTTGTTTGCGTACTAGCTGGACTTCCCATATCACACCTCGCTGATCCATTTCCGAGGCTTAAATCCGTAGGCTTTGGCTCTACGATCCCACCCCGGTCTATGACTCGTGAAAGTTAGGTATTTGTTACCGCTTTCCCTTGCCATATTTTTGATGAATTGTAAACCTTTTTGCACCATCTGATAATCATTTTCTAACGTCCAAGCACACCAGATATGGAGTTCTTCCCCTAATGGCTGCACTATAAAAAACGCTTTGAAATGGTCATCCTCTAGCCCAACCCATAAGCCTGATTTCTGATTCCAGCAGTCCGTGTACACATCCTCCACGATCCAACTCTCAGAACTGGCACTCTTAATTCTCTCTAATCCGGGCTTGACGCTCATCCACCAATTTCTGAGTTGGTCAGGCTCGATATATTTCCACTCTGTCATCCGACGATTATGTATCCGTAAGTTTTGTCAGCAGTAGCGTTAGCCCAATGACTAATGGTTGCTGATCCTTGTTGTTGTGTAGAAACGTATAAGTTCGTTGTAGCCGATGGTGCAACGTAAGACATCGTAATGATAGTCGATGGAGTTGCTGGTCTAGTCGGACTCGTATCAGTCGGGTAATGTTCCAAAGAAACGCCAGTATTACTAACCCGCCACATTACCTGAACATAGTCATTAGCGTTCATTTCTAGAAAGTAATTTATCGCAGCAATCAGGTGACTAGGATCGCCCGTACTCTTTCTAGGTGGCAAATAAAACTTACTATTAGAACCAGCTACGTCAGTCCCATTCTTACGGAACCAAATATCTACGTCCTGACCATCGTTTGACGTATTCTTAAATTGAAACGAAAACTGGATGTTGTAAATCCCATAATTTCTGACGTTTAGCTTAGAACTATCGGAAATGTAGATTCCATTGGAATAATCTGTCGTATTAAACGTAACCGCATAGGCCGTTGTGGTGTTAGCCGCAGTCTGGTCTGTAGAGTCCTGAAACGCCCCATAGGGAGCCGAATCAGACTCAGCAGCAGCAGATACCGGGACGAAGAAAACAAGGCTCTCAAAGCCTATACGCTCGTCGTAGAGGGTTGTTGTGACCGCATTACCAGTCGCTAGGGTGATTAGGCCTGTGTTGTTGGTCTTTCCGTCCATGATGCCACGAACGACCTCAGCAACAGCCCTCTGATCCCCTCCAAATGGCGGTAATGTACGAAATTGCCTCATCGAGTACCCTGCTTGACTACTTCTACGTCAATTCCTACCGCTGTTTCCCAGTTATCCCCTGTCGGAGTCAGTCTCAGACGATGATATTCACCGTTAGAACGGATAGAAACACGGTTTTCAGCATCAGCGGCTACGTTAGAGCCAAATTCCACCTGCTCATTAAGCAAATCCCGGCTAGAAATCGCTACGGACGCACTTCCACCATCCACAATTGGTCTTGCTAGTGTCACCGTAGACCGACCAATCGATATATCGCCCGTCGTAATGTTCGCAGTTTTAGGCTGACCAGAGAAAGCAATGATCTTAGCCCCTGAAACACCCGCAAAAAGTATCTGACCACCAGCAAATACTCGTGAATCCAACGGAATATCTAGCGCATCAATGCTAGCGTTATAGTTATCTACCTGCTCTAACGTCGCTGAAGGTGTTAGTACAAAAGAAATAGCGTTAGCAGTAGTGTCTGCATATGACCAACGATCTAAGTTCATTGAGTAAATCAAAATATTCTTGCCACCGAAAGAGTTATTAAATTTCCAAATAACTAACTTTCTGATCGGATCAACTGTTGCTGACATCCCTGTAGGGATTTCACCGGGAATAGCGTTATCAAAGAACCAACGATTGACCTTCTCAGCACCAATAGGCTTTACTGATTGACCGTCACAGGAGTAAAACCCGTCATCAGCTAGGAAATACGTTAGCCCACCGTACTGAGCGATTGAACCGTTAGAGATACATCCTAATGACCTTGAAATCGCGTCAAACTGAAAGAAAAACGGGGAGCCTGTGTAGCTCATCCGATATATGGCACGTTCTAGGAAGACCAGACCATACTCGCCACCCGCTAAACCTGTAATATCCCCACCGTCAGGGATAATCTGTGTGTCCGACTGAGAAGCAGCACCCGGAGTCCAGTCTGTCTCATCGTTAATGTCAGACCAGTAAACCTTGTTCGTATCCGTTCCATCATTAGCTGCAACAACGAAATCCCGAACTACCGTGACAAACTTAGCCGTAGGTGCAGCAGCAGCTAGGTCAGTAACGTAAGTGGATAAGCCAATCTCATAAGCCTGTAGCTTATCCTGACCATTAGCCAGAATCATCTTTGCCCCGTACTGGGTTACATCCCAACTTTCAACCGTAGAATAACCAGTAGTCGTTAAGGCATCCAAACTAGCATCAGACGAGTCGAACTTGTAAATCTGTGTCGCTCCAGCAGCAAATAAAGCCACTTCACCGCCAAACTTACCGCCGAACGTAATAAGCAAATTTTGAGCAGCAGCATCAGAATAATCAGCCTCAGACCTTAGTGGCGCATAACCGTTAGCAACCGGATAACAGTTCTTAGCGTCAGTAATCGCCCCTGTTACTCCGGGCTGATCTGGCAACCACTCACCAAAAAGCAATTTTGTCTCAGCCATGATTGTTATCCATTTTGCCAATCTGCGTCTGGCTTTGTAGGCCAATCAAGGTTTCCCGCAGTTGGATTTATTGCGATAAGCCGAACGGCATTTCTGAATGTTTGAAACACGCTGGCATTAGCCAAATATGGGTTACTTTTCAGAGGATCACCTACGTCAGGTAACGATGTCCAATCAGTCATCAATAACATACTAACAGCCAAGTCTTTATTTTCTTGTGCTGTAGGTGGTGGTGGTGGTAACGGATGCTTTTTGGCGTAGTCCGCTGCCTCCCACTCTGATACACAAACATTAGCCCACGACGGTAATTCAGTTATTTCTTGGTTTGGTGTGCTATCTACAAACTCAATCCACCCGTTTACATCAAACCATTGCAAGGCATGGATGTTATCTGGTACAGCAGACATATCTAACGATTCGTACACTACAGAATCTACATAGACAGCCCGATCACTAGGGATAATTGTCAACCTCATCGTTGAACCCCAATAAGACTATTATGCATTGAAGCCAATAAAACCTGATTGCCAGTTTCATTAGCCTTCACCATTTCATTCCTAAACGACTCAACAGCCGCGCCTGTTTGCCGTTGTTGTTGACTATTTTCTATCATTAACATCGGCAACCACGCCATTGAACACGCCCACTCATCAACTTCTTGTCCGGTATTTGGGTTTGTTCCGCGAACTTGTATAAACCAAGCGCAATCAAGTTGCCTACACGGTCTAAACGAATCTAGTGGGCATCCGTTTTTTGGCTCAATTTTCATCAGTCTTTGGTAGCTATAATTACATCGACGTATTGAACAGCAAAATTGATCGCTGTACCAGTAAAAGTGTGGTTGTGAGAGCCACCACCGCCAACTGTTGTTGTACTGCCAGTAACCGTGTTGTTGTTACCAGCAGCAGTTGCTACGTTTGCAGTTCCAGATGTAAGGTTAGATGTACGAAAATTTCCATTATTAGCTGGAGCATGACTATGACCGGGCATTTCGGTAGTAGTTAAAGTAGTTTGCCCAACAGTACCAGCAGGGGTTTGACTCGCAAATGCTGTAGTAAACGCAACGCTACCACCAGATGACGCCGTGCCGCTGACAACTCGCAACGCTTTGTTGTCGTGTGTTGTTGATTTAGTCCAGCCTGTAGGAGCAGCAGTCTGAACGAACATCATTGCAGTTCCAGACGGAATCAATGCTGTAGTTTGTCCTGTGCCGCCATTACCTACGGCCAATGTTCCAGTTACACCATTTGATAAATTAACTTGATCCCATTGTGGATTATTGCTGCTACCAGTATTAGCAAGATACCGAGTTGCTGTAGAACTTTTTGCTAATCTTGCAAAATTATCTGTGGCAGATGCGTATAACAGATCGCCTTGAGCAGCACCTAAACCAAAAGTATCAACTGTTGAGCCATCAACAGTTACAGACCTAGCTGCCGTATATGTTACAAATACGTCTTTAGTGCCAGATGAAAAGTTAGTTTTCGTAGGCGCACCAGCACTAGACGCTAATACAGTATCACGGGATAAAGTCGTACCAGATGCTGTATAAGTTCCTATGCCAATTTCCCACTCGCCACTTCCTTGTCCAGCAATAGCGTAATAAGTAGTATTACCATCCCCAACAGCAGAAAACGACTGGAACCCACCGACAGCACCAGCCAGCGTAATGGTTCCTGTGCCTGTGGTTGTAGTTGTTTCTTTTACTCGATCAGCTAAAACAAGTGGCATTACACCCTCGCCCAGTTATTAGAACTTCCACTTACTTGAGTCCAAGTGTCGTTATTTGCTGAAACAACACTCCAATTGTCCGAGCTAACAGCTATTGCAGTCCATTCGTTATCTACAGCACTCTGTTCAGTCCATGTATTAGATTCAGGAGCAACATCAGACCATTCCTCGCCAATAATCCCGCCATTGGCACTAATCGTTGCCAATACATTGACGTTGCCTACACCAGCGAAAATACCAGAGCCATTACATACAACAGTTGCTATACAATCAACTGAAGCATCACCATTGTAAATAACGCCACCGTTAGCCGTTACAGTAGCATCTGCCGTAATCGCAGCAGTTGCCATTCTGAACCGTATGCCATCAGCGGTAACAGTCGCATCTGACGTAATAGCGGCATTACCGAACTGAACTCTAGTACCTAATGCTGAGACAGTTGCTGTCGCATCAATTGCTGCTGCACCTGCATATATCGCAGTAGCATCTGCCGCTACCGTCGCAATAGCATTTATGGAAGCATTAGCAAACCTTATTACTCCACCAAGCGCAGTAACCGTGGCAGTTGCTGATATGTCAGCAGTTGCTGTCCTAACCCTAATACCGTCAGCAGTAACCGTGGCATCAGATGTTATCGAGGCATCGCCAAACTGGATTCTTGTAGCTAATGCACTTACGTTAGCAGAGCAACTTATAACTCCAGCACCAGCATAAACAGCAGTAGCGTCAGCAGATACGCTAGCAGAAACATTAACCGATGCAACTGCATCAATTAACTTACCACCGTTAGCTGATACAGTAGCCGAACAATCTACAGAACCTGCGCCAAATGTTATTTTTGTTGGGTTAGCGGTAACGGTGGCAGAAGCATCTACACTCGCGGAACCAAATAAAGTAACGCCCCCGGCTAGGGACGAAAATGGAACCTCTGAGTATGCTGTTATGCCAAACATAATTTAGGCAAGCGTCACCGACAACGATCCGATAGCAATCTTGAAAATGTCACCGCTTGCAATCGTTTTAGACGCATCCAGAGCCGTGTGATATAGAAGATTCCCAGTAGTCAGGGAATCCATGATTCCAACCCATCCTACCGTACCCCACGATCCTGTAGCCTGTGGGAATTCAATTGCAGCGGAATTAGTGCTAACACCATTGCTAGGCGCACCGAACGTAATCGACTGACGAGCATACGAGCCACCAGAAACTTCAGTTCCTGTATTGGCATCTGTCGGGTCGCTAGTAAATAGACCTAGATAAACCGTTGACGGGCTTGTGTAGCTCGTGTTTCGCAGAGTAGCGTTAATCAATGCGTCTTCAAGATAATTCGACATTTCTGCCATGATTTCACCTCACGTTATAAGACATAGACATAGGCTGACCGCTGTATTCACTCGACTGGTCAGAGTTCGTAATCGCCGTTACAGCACGATCATATAAGGTTGCCCATGTCTGAATACGGGCATCATTCATTAGATACGGCTCTGCTTCCGCTAACGACGCATACAGCAAAGCATCAGGATAGTTTGCTAGGAAGATGTTGCTAGAATTGCTATCAGACAATAGCGCAGGCTTGCCGTAGTACAGCATCTGTAGCGTATAAGTCGTATCTGGAGATGGGGCTAGCTGTATCTCAGAGCCTAGAATTGTGTAATCGACTGGCTTACCGCCATCCGTTACGCGAGACTCAGCGTAGAACGAATTAGGAGCCTTGTAGCGCAATGTAGTCACCGGAGTAGTGTTCAGGTGAATATCGCGCATCTCTAAGAAGTCTGTAGGCAATCCAACAGTAGAATCCCCACCTGTAGTTGATGCCGTTGCGACAATCAACATCTGCCGAGTTCTCAAGTCTCGACGTAGCCTTTCCTCAGCTAGTCGGATGAAATCGGGGATAACCGATGTTAGATCACTACGGGCTAGGTAATTGGCTACCGTAGTCTTTAAGTCCGAATAGCTAGTAAATGCCATATTATTCCTCTAACTGCTCAAAGTCTTTCCAGCCATATTCGTATGTGCCTATGTGCCTGATGTGCATCGATAGCTCATGGTCTACATACGTCTGAAAGCCCTCAGAACCAGCCTTGACGCAGAAATATACATCCTCACCACAGACACCGTTAGAACCCCATCCAGCATCGAACCAAGGTCTACCAGTCTTCTCAAACACTTCCTTACGGATCATTACAGCACCAAACCCAACCGCTGTAACTTCCTCGATTCCCTCTTTACCACGAGAATCTACATTCGACCACTTACGAACTTCAGTATCCCCATCCATGTACCTAGTCAAAATCTTTGCCGTAGGTGTGACAGGCTTCCTTCTGGTCGTAGCATTAACCCCAACGATAGGCACATCGCGGCTTAACATGATGTCAATGATGTCTGGTGGAAACCGCATATCGCTGTCGATAAACAGCAATGCCTCACACCCTTCACTCAAAGCAACCTGCGCTAGCTTTTCCCGTTGATCGAAAATCAGCGTCCCCGGCATTGTGTAAAGGCTTAGTCCACCCTTACCGTCCTTGCAACGAACTGACGCATCGTGTGCTGTCATCCTCGCAAAGTCGAAAGCAAAACCAGTATGAACCTCATCCCTACACGGTACGCAAACT